AAATTAGTTGAGACTAGATTTTTTACTGAGTTGATAATTGCCAATTCGTTGATGTGTTTAGACACATCTTTTCTTACAGGATGTAAAGTAAAATTTAGATCCAAGTCCTTAAAAGTTCTTACGGATCCTTGTTTAGATTGATTTGATGTTACTGTGGCAGCCATATGCTATTTATTCAGCCTCCAGCAAAAACATTTGGTGATCCTGCTGCAACTGATGTGCAAGATGTGATTCCATCACCAACACGACCTGCTCCTTTTCCGTTTACTTTTACAGTAGAAGAACCGGAAGTAATTGGTGCAGCATGAGCAGGACAGACTGGCGAACCTGGTAGTAAGTGAACTGTGTTTACATCGCCTTGTCTTGACCAAGGAATACCATTTACAAAAACATTTGGTGATCCATTTGCTCTTGTCATTCCTGAACAATGTGAAACGTCGGCATCACCTATTCTTGTTGCTGCGGGCACGTTCTTTCTCCATTAGTTGTTGTAGTTTATCATTCCATAATGAAATTTCATCATGCTCATCATGCGTGTGTGGACCTTCTGATATCTCTGGCGCAAACTTAATTACGTTATCAAAATCTTCTGGTATATCTTCGTAATTTGTATACGTTTTGAGTTCGCCGTTTACTAGTAAAACAAATTCGTGTGACATATTAGTTCATATCAATTCTAGGTGCAGTAAATGACATATTTCCTCCTGATGTCATTGAACAAGTTCCACCAATATCTGCTGAAAAATTTCCATCTATATTTAATGTCGCATTTCCACCAACTGTTCCAGTTAGATTTTCTCCAATTGTTGCTGTAACATTTTTATCAACTTTGACATATGCATTTTCTTTTACATATACTTCAGCATCACCTTGTACTGTCACAAAGCATTTACCCATAATGTAAACACGATCATTACCCATTACAATTTGATAGTTATCTTTTGTAATCTTTTCCACTTTATCGCCATTTGGAAACCACTCATTGAATGAGCCGTTGCGATGTGCTAGATGTATTCTTTCTTTTCCATATGTGTCATCGAATTCCATTATATGACCAGACTCAGTTTCCATTACATTATTGTATGGATACTTTGCTGCGTATTGAGTTGTTGGCTCAGTCCAAGTTCCGTTGTAAGTTTCAACAGACTGAACAACATTGTCTTTTCTTTCTTGTATAAATGTTTCAGACATCTTTTCATCATTACGAGCAAGTCTAGATGTTGTTGGTTCGTCTAGTTTGTTAGGATATAATGATGCTTTATCTTGCTCAGTAATTTTTATTCCCGTTCCATCAGTACTGTAAGTTTTTGATCTTGGTGGTCTAGGTGCTGATGAGAGTTCTGAGTCTTCTCTTGGATCAGTAAATGCATCTTGACGATTTGGCGCATTTAAAGGAATGCTTGGAAAACTTCCTAACATTACTAGTTCTTGTGCATTTTCTCCATCAACGAAAAAACCAAAGACCATATCACCTTCTTTAGGTGCATATACGTTTGCAACATTAATAGGTATATTCGGCATTGCCCAGGGTAACATGTCTGTAGGTAATTGCATTTTGTTAGCAGAATGCCAACCAATGCAGCGAACACGGCAACGACCCAACTTCAGAGGATCTTTTCTATCTTCAACAACTCCAACCCACCAAATAAAATTTGCTTTGCCAGCAAAATCGTAAGCATCTCCCATCATTTAAGTCCTTTGAAGTAACTCATTTTGTTGAGGATTACTTGTGTAATTTTCTGGATCATTTGTGGAATCTGTTACAATTTCAATCATTGTTTCATGTTTATTTGTTGCGATAGTATGTCTTGCGGCAATAATTAAATATTTGGAGTTCAAAGATTTCTCTTCACTTTTTGTTTCTTTATTTTTTTTGTTAAATCCAGAAGTTTCTATATCAACATTAAATCCTGATGTGAGTTGAAAATTGCCTGGCATTACTAACTTAATTCTTTTTGCGGTTAAATTTTTAAATATCGCTCTTCTCTGAAAGGCAAAATTTTCGTAATTTTCTACCTTAGAAATAGAATCACCATCATATTTTTTAATGTACTCACTGTTTTTTCTATTTGCCCCAAAAATACTTAACACTTTTCTTGAATTAATTGTCGTCAAATTTGTACTATTATCTTTATTAAATATCTCAGTTTTATTTGGATTTTGATTTGAGTGTTCAATTAAGTTATAATGATCATCAAAGGTAATTATTTTTTCTCCAAAACTTCTTGTTATTGGATCAAATCCTATAAACCTACCAGCATTTACACCACTTTTAATCTTATCAACAGAATCATTTTGAGCGACTACTTCAAAACTTCTTGCGCTGCTCATCTCATCTAATGCATCTTTTTGATTTAAATTTTTGGGGTCAAAGTTTATCTTTAGAATAGAATCTTTGGTCAGAAGTGTGGATAAAGAAACATAGTTGTATCCAAAAATATTTGCAAAGAAAAGAAAACTCGGTGCATTTTTTCCATCTAATGAACGTTTTGTACACCATTCTATTGCTTCTATTGGAGATAAATTAGGTATAACAACTTTTCTTATTCCAAATGACTTTTCAAATAAGCCTTTATCTCTGCTTTCCAATTTGAGATGTGAAGTTAATATTTTGTCAATTATTTCAGAGTATGTTGACTGATAACTTTGATTAACTCTTTGCTGCATTGAAAAAATAAACTCATCGGACGCAAAGTGAAGAATATATGTTTCGGTAGATTGATTCGTGTTTCTTCTTTCAGATTGTTTGTATATTCTAAATGACTTTTTAAATTGTATAAAATTTTCGTTTTTTTCTATTTCAATCAACAAAACTTCTGAACCATCAAAGTTTAATACATTACTTAAACCAACCGCATCAACAATTAGAATATTTCCAGTCATCATTGGAGTAAATATACAATCAAATATATTAATCTCAGCAAATATCGCAGATATGTCTATTGCTCCACCTTTCGTCATGATGGAAACTTGTTTAATTCTAAACTGTGTTGATTCTAATAAAGATTCTGTCATGTTCTAACGATTTGCTTAAACTCTTCAGAAACTTCGGTGGCATATATTGGTCTCAATAATTTTATTGTTCTTTTCTTTTCATTTTCTTGTACCTCATAATCATAATAGGTAAGTTTTTCTTTTGTGATGGTTTCCGTAATAACTTTACCACTATCTAAAGTGTAGTCTGTTGTGGTTAAAATTAAATTAGCATACGCATTTGCCGTTATTTGAATTTTTTCTGTAATTGTCTTATCGTCACCTGATATTCCTGATGGTTTTCTTTTGTTGATTTGATAGTATGAGTGAACATTATTTTCACTTTGTGCCCATCTAATACCCGTTTGAACTGTCGTGTTTGCAGCACCATTTGCCGCATATTTTTCATTTACATACTTAATGAAGTTTTTATAGTTCAATGGCCAATCGTATTGAGGATCAATTATATCATTGAATAACAGAACTATCCAGTGTTTTTCGGAACTGCCGTACAATTTATATGCTATTGATTCAGGTGTATCAGAATCTTTTATCGAATAAGGAGAAAATAGAGAAACATTTTCTTTTAACGTTGGCTCAAAGGCAAAACGAGATGTGATACTTGTTACTATGTCAAGTGCTGTTTTATTATTAGCATCAACGCTATAAAGTGTTACTGGAAAAAAATTAAAATAATTTGCCATTTAATTTACGGTCCTACATTATTTCGTTCATCATCATAATATGTTCTTTGGATTTCAGGAGGTGGAACTGCATAGACTGCACTATTATCAGGATCTTGATTGACCGGTAAAGGATTGCTAGAAATTTGTGTTTGAGAAGCAATCGCAGAATTGAAATCTTCTTTTGTAATGTAAGTCGTTTCTCTAAACATGAGTGTCATTTGGATACCGACTGGCATACCTGTACGACCTAAAGCAGGATTGTTTTCACCAGGAACTTCATATGCAGACCATCCTCTAGGTGTATAATTTATTTGTATATTTTCTAAGACACAAGATGCGATTGGTGGCAAGTTTGGATTCTGACGACCTGCATAGAAAAATTGTATATCGAATTCAGAAGGTGGTATTAAAAGACCAGACTGTTTACCAGAAATCTTTTCTAATTCTGGTGCTTGATGAAATCTAAAACGCTCGATAATTCTTTGAACTTCCGCTGCTTCGTTTTCGTCACGTGGCCAAAAGAAGAACTCAAATTGAAATTGACGAAAATCTGGAGAGTTGTAAATCAATTCAAGCATCGGATTCACAACACGACCTGTGAAACCAAACACCGCTAAACGTGTTGTATCTTGTGCGCCAGTTACTCCGCCAGCAACTCTTTCACCCAGCATTTGAAGAGCACCAGTTTTTTTAATTGCTTCTAAAACTGCTTTACCACCTTTTCCTTCTTTACTAGCCGCTTTATATGTTTCAACTAGACCTGGCAATGCAACAAGTGCTTGACCTAATAATTCTTTACCTGGTGATAGTCCATCGTATGATTGGCGACTGTCAAATTGAATTGTATCTGGCATGTATAGAGCAATAGAATCAGTTGTCAACTGAGTTCTGTTCATAGCACCGAACGGCGATTTATCTGTGATTCTTTTTACAGATTCGGTAATATTATCGTTTATCTGTTGTTGACCAGAAAGTGAAACTGTGGGTAAAGTGTCTCCAGATTTTACCCAATTCTCAATGCCACTTGCAATTTTTTTACCTGCATTTCCAGGAATATTATTAAGACCACCTACCACTCGTCCAATTGCTCCGTTGACAACATTGTTTATTTTGTCTCCAAATGAGTTGCTCGTTTTACTGAATCTAACATCTCTAGCAACTGAAGTACCTTTGGATAGTTGTTCTTGAATCTCTTCTTCGGCACTTGACTCAAAGTATTGACCGCCACGATTATAAACGGAAAATTGAGTGTCTTTTTGCTCACGAACGAAAAAAACTACGTAGTGTCCTTTGTCTGCACTGCCAACATCTAAAGGATATTTGAGAGCATTTTCTTTAAAACTTGAGTTCGTTGAATCTAATACCGACAAAGGTCCAAAATCACGAACCTCATCATACTCAAATCTTATATCTGCTAATCCGAAAAATGCCATTGAGAGTTGTTCCTATTGTTTGACTAGATAGTATTTATGTCATACCATGGTAAATTTAAACCCAAAAATCCACAAAAATACAAAGGTGATGCAAATAACATCATCTACAGGTCTACGTGGGAAATAAAGGTAATGAATTATTTAGATGAGAATCCAAACGTCATTTGGTGGGGTTCAGAAGAGTTGCACATCCCATATTACAGTCCAGTTGACAAAAAGAAACATCGTTACTTTCCAGACTTTGTTGCTAAGATGAAAAAAGCAGATGGAACTGTAATGACGTACATTATTGAAGTCAAGCCAGAGAAGCAAACTAAGCCACCAACACAAAAAAGAAAGACCAAGGTTTTTCTGCAAGAAGTGATTACATACGAAATCAATAAAGCAAAGTGGCATGCCGCCGAAGAATTCTGTAAAGATCATGGCTGGCAATTTCAAATTTTGACAGAAAAGCATCTCGGTATAAGATAAATATCAGATGGCAAAACGACTTGTTGATAGAATTAAAGAATCCCTTGCGAAATCAGGATATGAACCACGATCCCGTGAGGCTCGTTCGTGGTTAAAATCCAAAGTTCCATCACTCAGACCCACTAAAGGTGAGTTAATGCGTGATCGTGAACGATTAAGAAATCAGTCTATCATTGGTCGCATGTACTTTTATTATTATGATCCAAAGACGAAAGATTCGTTGCCATATTACGATAGGTTCCCATTGGTTATTCCAATAGAACGATACTCAGACGGCTTTTTAGGGTTGAATTTACATTACATTCATCCAAAGCGACGAATCATTCTTCTCGATAAATTGAGCACCATTCTTACGGATTATCGATATGATGAGGGTACTAGATTTAGAATCAGTTATGATTTTTTGAAAAGAGCATCTAAAATATATGAAGCCACACCATGTATCAAACGATATTTGTCCGGTCACGTGCAGTCTCGTTTTTTAGAAATAACGGCAGATGAATGGGACATCGCTGTGATGTTGCCAGTAGAATCATTTGCAAAAGCATCGGCCAGCAAAGTATGGTCAGAATCAGAGGGTAAATTTTAATGTCATTTTCACCAAATTTATTTTTATCAAATATTAAAGGCAAAGATGGTCTTGCTCGTCCTTGTCGCTATGAAGTAATTCTTCCAATTCCCGAATTCGTTGGAAAATTCGTAAAAAACTCTGTCATTGAAAAGATATTAAAT